CCCAAACTCGCGCACTGTCAGCGAATGGAATTGGCCGGGGGGCTCGATTAGGTGGCTGGTGTGCCTGGGCGCTCTGGCGGGCGCAACGCGCGGACGGTGGAGCAGTTGAAAGCGGCGGGAACGTACCGTGATGACCGTCACGGGGACATCGAGAACCCTGAGCCGCCCAACGGTATTCCAGAACCGCCGAAGCCGCTTACAGGAGACGCCAAAGACGAGTGGGCTCGCATGATCCGCCGTCTAACCGACTCTAAGACGCTCTCAACTGTAGACGATGGGGCACTCTACCAGTACTGCCAGTTGTTCGCGGAGACGGAAGCGATAGCGGTGACGCAACTTGAGACCGCGTCCACGATCGATCTGCTTGAAGACAACCTGAGTGGGCCGAAGGAAGAGCGCGAGGATCTGTTGCAGGTCGCGCAGGAGATCACAAAGCTGAAGCAGTTGGAGGCGCGTTATATCACGCAGGTTCGGCAAGGCCGAATGGCACTCCGTGGCTATCTCGTTGAGTTTGGCATGACGCCGGCCGCCAGATCTCGCGTCAAGGTGATTCCGTCGGCAAAGGACAAGGATGACACGCCCAAGAGTCCGCTCGCGCGGATTCAACAGCAAGCGCGCGCCCTCCGCGCCGTCAACTAGTCACTGGGCTCGGTTCGCGCATCGCGTGGATCTGTACGCCCGTGGCGTCTGTGGCGACGTGGAGGCTCTGCCGCTGGTCAGCACACCGATCGAACGATGGTGGGTGGCTGGTCCGCTAGTGCGCTTGGCGTGTGAACGGCACCTGCGCGACCGCGAAGAGGCCCGGTGGACGTTCAGCGTAGACGCGGCGGACATGTGGATCGGATTCTTTGAAAATGTCCTCCGTCTTCCCGACGCACTCGATGAGGACGGTAATCCGAAGCCGTTCAAATTGGAGCCGCCGCTGGCGTTTCTCGTCGGTTCGCTCATGGGTTGGATGGGGCCAGATGGGTACCGCCGATTCAGAGAGGCGTACTGCGAGATGGGGAAGGGCAATGCGAAGACGCCCCTTCTGGCTGGTCTCGGGCTTGGCGGCCTAGTCATTGACGGTGAAGCGGCGCCAGAGTTGTACGCCGCCGCCGTTACGCGCGACCAAGCCAAAATCATGCACCGCGACGCGGAACGCATGGTTGATGCGTCACCAGAGCTGCGTGAGATCGTGACGCGCACGGTCAATAACCTGGCCTATGGTCTCGGTTTTTTTCGGCCGTTCTCGCGCGATCAGGGCTTGAAGTCTGGCCCTCGCCCGCACATGGCGCTGATCGACGAGGTGCATGAGCACCCTAACGCCGAAGTGATCAACAAACTGAAAGCCGGGTTCAAGTTCCGAAAGCAGCCGATCGCCTTCGAGATCACAAATAGCGGATTTGACCGACTCTCGATCTGCTGGCAGCACAGGCAGCACGCCGAAAACGTCCTTCGTGGGTTGGTGACCGACGATCGGCTCTTTGCCTATGTCTGTGCGCTGGATGACGGCGACGATCCGCTCGTCGATGAGTCCTGCCACGTCAAAGCCAATCCAATGCTCGGTGTGACGATCACACGGGAATACCTGCGCCGGCAGGTGGAGAACGCCACCAACATCCCGTCTGAGCGTAATACCGTGCTGCGGTTGAACTTCTGTGTCTGGACCCAGGCTGAGACGCGCGCCATCGATATGGCGCAATGGGCAGCGTGTGAGGCGCCGCCACCAGATGAGGATCTGAGCGGCGAACCGTGTTTTGCTGGTTTAGACCTGGGTCAGACCGATGACCTCTCGGCGTTTGCGACGGTGTGGGAACTCGCCGACGGCGGGTATGTGGTCAAAGCTCGGTTCTGGATACCAGAGAGTGCGTTGGCGAAGTATCCGTCGCGGCCATATGACATTTGGCGCCGTGCCGGGGTTCTCGAAGTGACGGAAGGCAATACCGCCGACTACGACACCATCGAAGCGGCCATCGCTGCAGACTGCGCGCGATGGGGTGTGCGCGAGGTTGGCTATGACAAACGGTTTGCCGAGCACATGGCGCAGCATCTGCGCGGGCTTGGGATCGCCATGATTGACACGCCGCAAGGCTTTCAGTTGAACGAGCCTATTCGGGCAGTGCTCAAAGCCATCACAGATGGCGTCCTCGCACACGGCAACAACCCGATCTTGTCGTGGATGGCCGGCAATCTTGTGACCCGTGAAGGCACGAAGGGTGACATCCGGCTCGACAAAGAAAAGGCACCGGAAAAGATAGACGGGTTTGCGGCGCTGTCGAACGCCTTCGACCGCATCGTTAGACAGCCCAGGCCGCAGCCGGTGGGCGTCAGCATGGAGTGGGTCTAGCCTATGTCACGAACTGAGTTGATCCGTGTCACGGCTGATCCGAAGCCGTCGATCTGGTCGCGGATGGCTGAACTGGTGCGGTCCTACACCGTCGGGCCGCTGACGTCGCGATCGCCCGAACTCGCCAAGTACTTCGGCGGCGGCGGGTCGTCGATGGCTGGCGTCTCGGTGAATGAGCACAACATCTCGAGCGTGTCGGCCGTGTGGGCGGCGGTCGGGCTGCTGTCGGATGACATCTCGAGCCTGCCGCTGATGCTCTACAAGCGGCTGCCGAACGGCGGCAAAGACAAGTTCGAGACGCACCCGCTGTACCGCCTGCTGCACGACGAGCCGAACCCGGAAATGACCTCGATGGTGTTCCGGCGCACGATGCAGGCGCACGCCTCGATCTGGCAGAACGCCTACGCCGAGATCGAGCGCGACAAGGTGGGGCGCCCGATTGCACTGTGGCCGCTGGTGCCAGAGTCGGTGCGCGTGGCGCGGGACCGCACGCGGGCGCTCGTCTACGTGGTGAGCAACCCGGACGGTGGGGAAGTCACGGTCCCGGCCGCCGACATGATCCACCTGGTTGGCCGATCACATGACGGCACGGTCGGATCGTCGCTGGTCGAGAAGGCGAAGGAGTCGATCGGGCTGGCGCTGGCGGCCGAGCAGTTCGGTGCGACGTTCTTCGGCAACGGCGCCACGTTCGGCGGGGTGATCTCGTTTACCGGCGCGAAGCCGCCCGAGATGTCGGACGACAACTACCGGCAGCAGCTCGAGGCACGGCACCAGGGCGTGAAGCGGGCGCACAAGCTGCTGGCCCTGTACAACGGGGCGACCTACACCGAGACCGGCGTCGAGCCGAATAGCGCACAGTTCCTCGAGACGCGGACGTTCCAGATCCGCGAAGTGGCGCGCTGGTTCAAAATCCCGCCGCACAAACTGGCCGATCTGGCCGATGCCACCTTCAGCAACGTCGAGCAGATGAACACGGAGTACTACACCTCCGCGATTCGTCCGTGGCTGGTGCTGTGGGAGCAGGAACTGACGCGGAAGCTGGTCTCCAGGCTGGAGCGGTCACAGCAGTTTATTGAGCACTCGATCGAAGGCTTCCTGCGTGGCGACACGGCGGCGCGGTCGGCCTTCTATACGGCCCTGTTCAACATCGGAGCGATCACCATCAACGAGGTACGCGGCTACGAAAATCTCGACCCGCTGCCGGGTGGCGATCAGGCATTCGTGCAGGTGAACAACCTGATGCCGCTTGACAAGGTGAACGAGCACGCCGAGGCGCAGATCGAGGCGATGAAGGCGCCCAAGTCGGCGCCGGCACCGGCCGCACCAGCGCAGGCGCACGAGCCTGATCCGGCGATCGAGCAGATGAGCGCCACGCTCGCCGGTATCGAGTCGCGGCTGGTCGAGCACGTCTCGCGTGCGGCTACGCTCGAGGCTGCGCTGGCCGCGAAGGACGCCGAACTCAAGGCCATCCGCACGGACGCGGACGCCGCGCGGCAGGCCGTGACCGAGCGCGAACAGAAGCTGGCCGAGGCGGAAGCCGCCCACCGCGCCGCGCAGGCCGAGACGGTGGAGCGCACCGCCGAGCAGATCGCGACGCTGGAACGGGACTGGATCGTCGAGCGCGACCGGCTCCAGCAGGCGCGCGACGCCGCACAGGCCGAAAAGAACGACCTCGACGTGATGCTCGGTGCAGCCGAGAAGGCACGAGCAGAGGCACAGCAGGCGGCAGACGCATCTGCGCGCGATGCCGAACTGCTCCGCCAGCGCCTACAGGCGGAAGAGGACGAGCGTAAGGCGATCGAACTGGAAGCCTCTATCGCACGCGGCGCTGTCGAGGAACTGCGGGCACAGGTGGCCGCGCACCAGGCGCAGGCCGACAGCCTGACGCGGGCGGCGATGGAAGCCGAAGCCGCGAAGGCGTTGGCCGAAGCGCGAGCGGCCGAACGGGACGCAGCCGCGACGGTGGCGCAGGCCGAAGCTGTGGCGCATCGGGCGACTGTGGCGCGTCGAGTTGACGGCGCCCCGACGCTCTATCGCGGCCTGTATGCCGATGCTATGGGGCGCATGGTGCGGCGAGAAGTCGCCAAAGCCAAAGCCTACCAAGCGACACCGGCCAAGCTGCGAACGTGGATTCATGCCTTTTACGACGAAACCGAACTGCGGCTGTTCACGGAAGCCCTGCTGCCGAGCGTGCGCCTGCATCTGGCGTGGATCGGCTCGGATGCGGACCCTGAAGCGTTTACGCGCGGGCTGGTCCGCGCGCACTTTGACGAGTCGGTCGCTCGCCTGACGGCGGTCTGCGATGCCGGCGCCGATGGTTTCGGCGACGTGCTGCAGCGGGTGCTGCAGCGATGGGAGCAGGACCGCGCCGAACAGTTCGCCAACGCCTTGATGGCAGAGGAGATCGCCCACGATGGCCGCGCAGCCTGAAGGACCGCTGGAAATTGCGATGACGCAGTGGGCTGACGGCCGCGCCGTTGGCCGCCCGTCGTCGGTGCTCGCCGCGGCGCGACGCGTGGCGGCGTGGAAGGACGATCCGCACACCTGCCAGTCCTGCTCGAAGGAGCAGGCGCGGTACCTCCGGCAAGGTATGGCGCTCTGTCCATCCTGCCGGGAGAACCGCGTGAACGCCGAGGGCGGGTTTGAGTACCGCAACGGCCGCACGACTGAGCGGCGTGCGGTCGATGCGAGCGGCGACGGGCTGGAAGGCTTCGCAATCGTCTTTGACCGCTGGTCGGTAGACCTGGGCGGCTTCCGTGAGCGCATCCGGCCCGTCGCGATGGACCGGACACTGGCCGAGGGTATCGATCTTGTGACCCTCTGGAACCACAACAGCGATATGCCGCTGGCGCGGATGTCTGGAAACACGATGGAAGCCAGCAAGCGCGCCGAGGGGTTGTGGGTGCGTTCGGTGCTGCCGTCGTCGGCCGGCGCGCAGTTTGAAGCGGTCGATCGGCGCACCGTCACCGGGCAGTCGTTCGGCTTCCGCGCGATCGACGACGAGTGGAACTTCGACGGCCCGATCCCGCTGCGCGACGTGCTCGACATGCGCGTGTCCGAGACGTCCTTTGTGACGTTCCCGGCCTATCCAGACACCACGGCAAAAGCCGTGCGCGACCTAACCATTCAAGCTCGGAGGGATGCCCGATGGTTCGAGGCACGGATCAAGTTGGCCCGATGAAGCGCATCGGTCGCCCGCCAGTCGCGGCCCATTCCGTGCGGGTGTCCGTGCGGATTGCCGTGGACGACTACGACCGCCTGGATCGCGTCGCGCGCAAGCACAACACGTCTGTGCCTGACGTGATCCGCCGTAGACTTTCGGCGTCAAAAAGCCAAACCGCGTAAGACCTGCCGCACACTGAGACGACCAAACACAGAGAGCGTGTCGCAGCACGTCGGGGCTACCTCCGATGTGCTCCACGCGACAAGCAGCCCGCCGTCCGGCCATCTGGATCGCGGCTCACAACAACGCAAACCCAACCCAAGGGTTTGTGCGTGGGCCGTTTCCGTGCGCCATGTGTCGCCGCTCGGTTCCTCGCACGACCACGAGGAACAGACACATGATCAACGATCTCATCACCAAGAAGAAGGAACTGCTCGATGCGGCCAAGGCCATTTCCGAGCGGACGTTCACGGCCAACGAAGGCCGCTGGCAGGGCGACGACGAGAAGCGATTCGACGAGCTGACCGATCAGGCCGACAAGATCCAGGCTGACATCGAACGCCTGGCGAAGCTGGACGCAGCCGAACGCAAGCTGAGCGACATGGGCGAGTCGGCCGGCCGTCGCAGCGCGCCGACGGAAGCGCGCTACGTGCCGGGTCAGGTCAAGGCGACCGCGGCCGATGCGGACATGGCGATGCGCGGATGGCTGCTCGGCAGCGCCGAGGGCGGCATGACGGCGGCCCACATCGACGCGGCCAAACGGTGCGGCGTCAACATCGGCACCTCGCAGTTCAATCTGCGCCTCGGCCCGGCGCTGCGCTCGCTGAACCCGCGTGACGTCGAAGCGTGGGAGAAGCGCGCCGCGATGGGCGTCGGCTCGGGCGCGATCGGCCTCTACTCCTCGCCCGATTCGCCGATGGGCGCCCTCGAACGCGCCCTGCTCGCCTACGGCGGGATGCGCTCGGTTGCCACGGTGTTCCGCACCGCGAGCGGAACCGACATGCCGTTCCCGACCAACAACGACACCTCAAACAAGGGTGCAATCCTCGCCGAAAACACGCAGGTCTCCGAAGTCGATCCGACGTTCGGCCAGCTCGTGCTGAACAGCTTCAAGTATTCGTCGAAGCTGGTGCTCGTGGCGCGCGAACTGCTGCAGGACTCGGCGGTGAACATCCCCGAGATGATCGGGAACATCCTCGGTGAGCGCATCGGCCGCATCCAGAACGACCACTTCACCACGGGTGACGCGTCGAGCAAGCCGAACGGCGTCGTGACCGCGGCGACCTCGTCGTCCATTACGGCTGCCTCGGCGACGTCGATCACCTACGACAACCTGGTCGATCTGTCGCACAAGCTCGATCCGGCCTACCGCGCCAACGCGCGGTTCATGTTCAACGATGCCGCGCTGAAGATCATCAAGAAGATCAAGGTGCTGCAGTACTCGGGCGACACCGTGGGCGCTCCCCTGTGGATTCCGGGACTCGGCGGCACGGTCGGCGACACGATCCTCGGCTACTCCTACGTGATCAACCAGTCGGTTGACGCGCCGGCCTCGAGCACGAAGTCGGTCCTCTTCGGCGACTTCTCCAAGTACCTGATCCGTGACGTCTCGGATGTGCGGCTGGTTCGCATGGACGAACGCTACGCCGATTACGACCAGGTGGGCTTCACGGCCTTCATGCGCTCGGACGGCGACCTGATCGACGCCGGCACGCACCCCGTCTACTACATGACGCAGGGCTAATCACTGGTGTGAGCGGCGGGCCGTCGTTGGCCCGCAGCTTCCCCTTCATGCACTGACTTTCAGAAGGAGATTCACCAGTGGCGAGACCGTACGAAGCAATCAAGACGCAGTTGTGCGTGACGCCGGCTGATGGCGCCGCGGCGCAGACGGCGATCACCAGCGCGGCCGTGGACACGAAGGGTTACAGCGGCGTGCGCTTCCTTGTCGTGGTCGGGCCGGTTGTGTCCGGCGCTGTCACCTCGTTCAAGTTGCAGCAGTCCGATGACGACGGAGCGTCGGACGGCTACAGCGACCTACTCGGCACGTCGCAGACGATCGCGGACGACGCCGACAACACCCACTTCTATTCGGACGTGTATCGCCCCGGTAAGCGGTACATGAAGATCGTGATCACGCGTGGCACGCAGAACGCGACCATCGGTGGCGTGATCGCCGAGCTGTACGACGCGGACACCCTCCCCGTGACGCAGACCGCGACCGGCGAGACGTTCATCGCGCCGGCAGAAGGCACCGCGTAACGTGCGTATCCGCATCCTGCAGACGCTCGATTCTGGCGTGGACGGGTTCCCGTTCATCCCTGGTCAGGTGATCAACGTGCCGCACCCCCCGCCGTGGATGCTGTCGTATCTCGACGGCGAGAAGGCGGTACGTCTGCCGGATGAGGAAGAGATCGCCGCGGCGCCTGAGCCGGTCTCGGCCGACGTGGTGACGACAACGACACCGGAAGCGGCGGCGCCCATCGTGGCGACCGCCGCGCTTCGGTCAGGCAAGAAGAGGCGCGCGTGAAAGCGCCCGCCTACCAGTTGGTGACGGCGCCCACCTCCGAGCCGATCTCGCTCGACGAAGCGAAGGCGCAGGCGCGGATCACCGACACCAACAGCGACGGCCTCGTTCAGAGCTACATCACCACGGCGCGGCAGCGCGCCGAGGAAGTGCTGGGCTACGGGCTGTTTACGCAGACGTGGCGGTATGACCTCGAGTCGTTCGACGAGGTGATCCCGCTGCCGATGGCGCTCAAGCTCCAGAGCGTCACGCACGTCAAGTACTACGACGCGGACGGCACGCTGCAGACGCTCTCGAGCAGCTACTACGAACTCGACACCATGCGGCGGCCGGCTGGCATCATGCGGGCGCCGAACGTGTCATGGCCGGCGCTCCAGGCCGATCGACGGTCGGGACGTGTGCAGATCACCTACGTGGTCGGCTGGTCCGACGTGGCGGCGATCCCTGAGATCGTCAAGCAGGGCATCCGCATGTATGTGACCTATCTCGACGCCGACCGCGACGGGATGGAAACGCAGGCGCAGGCCGCGCACGTCGCCGCCGAGCGGTGCTGGCTGGACCGGATGTATTTCCTGCCGCCCTCATGCGAGTGAACCGGCTGAACAAGTACGTCGCGCTCTCGCGGTCGCCGCAGACCTCGGGCGACAGCGACGGATTCTTCGAGGATCTGAACCCACCGAACGCGTGGGCGCGGATCGAACCGCAGGGACCGACCGGCGAAGGTCGCATCGTCTCCCACCTGATCACCATGCGCTGGCACCCACAAGTCACGATGGACACCCGGATCGTCTACACGGACGGCGCTTATGGGCGCGATCGGGAGTTCTTCGTGCGCGGCTTCCAGAACGTCGCGGAAGGTGGCGCCGAACTGCGCCTGATCTGCGAAGAGGTGGTGCCTTGAGCACCGCACGCGTGGAGCTCGTGAACATCGCCAGTTTCCGCGACGCGCTGCGCCGCCTGCCGGCCGAACTGCAGCAGGAAGCCGACGCCGTGGTCGAGGCGCACGCGCTCGAGGCCGCCCGCGCCGTGCAGAGCGCCTACCCGGAAGGGCCCACCGGCAACTTGAAGCGCGGTGTGACGACCGAGATCAATCGGTCGCGGTTCTTCTCGGCCGGCATCGTCAAGAGCCGCGCGAAGCATGCGTTCATCTTCGAGAAGGGCACGCAGCGCCGGCAGACCGCGAAGGGCTTCAACCGCGGCGCCATGCCGGAAGCCAAGGAATCGGAACAGGCGATCCCGAAGTTCATCCGCATTCGTGCGCGCATGACGCGGGCGCTGATTGACGTCGTGCGCCGGGCCGGTCTCGAGGTGGACGCGTGACGCCGTTCCTGTCGCTCTACACGCCGACCTACCGCCGTCCGCAGGGACTGGCCGCGAACCTTGCCAGCGTCCAGGCGCAGACCGCCGTGGCCGACGTCGAGCAGATCGTGATCCCTGACCACGTCGGTATCGGGATCGGCGGGATGTTCTCGCGCGTGCCGCAGTACGCCGAGGCGGTGCATGGGCGCTATGTGGCTTTCCTCTGCGATGACGACGTGCTGGCCGGGCCGACCGTGGTCGAGCAGTTGAAGGACGTAGCGAAGGCAGAAGGCTACCCGCCGCTGATCATTGTACGGACGCAGAAGGGCGGCGCGGTGTGGCCGGCTGGCGACGCGTGGCCTCCGCGCATGGGCCAGATCGACCTGAATTGCCTGATCGTGCGCTCGGACATCTGGCGGTCGCACGTTCACTGCTACGGCAAACGCTACGAGGGTGACTTTGACTTCGCGGCGGCGCTGTGGGCGCACGGCGTCTATGCGGCGCCCTGCGAGCTTCTGTTCTCGATTGGCGGCGTGAGCCGTGGCGCAGCGGAGGCGGCGTGAGCTACATCGACCCACGGTCGAAGACGCTCCGACATCTCGACCGGATCACCGCATGGGACCGTGGCGAGAAGCCTGCCCCAGTCACGGTGGAATGGGATCTGTCGAACCGCTGCACGCTCGGCTGCCAGGACTGCCACTTCGCGCACACGCACGTCAGGGGGCCGTGGGCCACACAGCCGCGCACCCTTCCGATGGCCTTCGAGAGCACGGGCGATCTGGCCGACACCGCGCTCGTGCTGCGAACGCTCGACGACCTGCACGCGGCCGGCGTGCGGTCGATCGTCTGGAGCGGCGGCGGGGAACCGACGACCCATCCCGACTGGCTGAACATCGTCACGTACGCCCACATGCGCGGATTCTCGCAGGGGATGTATACGCTCGGCGGCCTGCTCACGCCGGAAACGGCCAGCCGGCTCGCGTCAATGGTCGATTGGGTGGTCGTCTCGCTCGATGCGCCTGATGCCGACACCTACAGCCGGGAGAAGGGCGTCCCGGCCTCACGATTTACCGCGGCGTGCAGCGGCGTGGCATCGCTGATCGGCCAGAAGGCCGACATCGGCGTGTCGTTCCTGCTCCACCGCGACAACTGGCGGCGAAGCGGGGAGATGCTGACGCTCGCGCGTGGACTCGGAGCCACCTATACGACGTTCCGACCCGCGATCCGAACCTCACCCGCCTCGCCGTCCATCTGCTCCGATGATCGCGGCTGGATTGCCGAAGCGGTGCGGCATGACTTCCGCGGCCTGGCGGCGCAGCTGGACGTCGAGATTGATCTGGAGCGGTTCGCGGCCTATGCGAACTGGACCGACCACGGCTACTCGGCCTGCCACGGCATCCAGTTGAACACCACGATCACGCCGGATGGGCGCGTGTGGATCTGCCCCCAGCGGCGCGGTGTGACGGCGCTCGGCGACCTCCGCACGGAGTCATTCCGCGATGTGTGGGCGCGGCATCCGCGCACCTTCACCGTTGATCAGGGGTGCCGCGTGCTCTGTCGGCTGCATCCCGTCAATGAGACCTTGTCGGCCATCCGTGCGCCTCGCGCGCATGAGGCATTCGTCTGATGCGTGTCCTTCTCGTTCATCCTGGCGCGTCGTGGAGCACGGCTGATGTGTTCGACGGGCTGTCCTACGGCCTGAAGCAGATCGGCGTGCAGGTCGAGCACTACCGGCTGGACACCCGGATCGAAGCCTCCGACAACGCGCTGCACGCGCTCTGGCGTAAGAAGGCGAAGGCGCAGCCGGATCTGCCGAAGCCGAACCGGGCTGACATCCTCTATCACGCGGGCGTCGGCGCGCTCGAGATGGCGCTACGGCTGCAGGTCGATGCGGTGCTCGTCGTATCGGCGATGTTCCTGCACCCTGACGTGCTGCTGATGATGAAGCGCGCCGGCCTGCGGGTCACGGTGCTGTTCACCGAGTCGCCGTACGACCACGCCGAAGAACTGGCGATCGCGAAGCTGGTCGATGGTTGCTGGACGAATGAGCGCGCCTGTCTCGCTGACTTCCGCGCCGTCAACCCGCGCGCCGGCTACCTGCCGCACGCATGGCACCCGCTGAAGCACTTCCCGCAGCAGGACGACGCCAGCGACGTGCCGGCGCACGACGTCGTCTTCGTCGGGTCGTTCTTCCCTGAGCGCGTCGAGTGGTTCAACGCGATCGATTGGACTGGCATCGATCTCGGCATCTACGGGACGTGGAAGGGCTTCGGCCTGAAGCGGCAGTTGCGCGCGTCCTGCCGCAGCGAGCAGGTCGAGAACGCGACGGCCAGCGCCCTGTACCGCAGAGCGCGCATCGGCCTCAACCTGTACCGCACCCGCGGCACGAAGCGCCTGCCGCTGAAGCACGCGGACGGCCGGCAGATTGTGCCGGAATCACTCAGCCCGCGCGCCTACGAACTCGCGGCCTGCGGTGCCTTTCATCTCTCGGAATCCCGCGCGGAAGTCGCGGAGGTGTTCGGCGCCAACGTGCCGACCTTCTCGTCTCCGAGCGAGGCGGCGGCGTTGATCCGGTTCTGGCTCGCGAATGAGTCGGACCGGGCGCGCGTGGCCGCGCAGTTGCCGGCGTGTGTCGCCGAGGCGTCGTGGGTGGAGCGCGCGAAAACCGTCGCCGCTGACCTCTCTCGGCTGCTCCAAACGCAGGCCGCAGCGTAGCGGCAGAAGGAACGAACGATGTCGGCATACGCAGGGCGTAAGGGTGTCGTGTACCTCTCCACGTCGGGTTCGGGGGCCGCGTCGAGCGTGCTCAAGCTGAACGCGTGGACGGTCAACCGCACCACGGACAAGATCGAAGTGACCGCATTCGGTGACGCCAACAAGACGTACGTCCAGGGCCTGCCCGACGTGCAGGGCACCTTCGGCGGCTTCTGGGACGACGGCGAGTCGAAGCCGTTCACCGGAGCCGGCTCGAGCGACGGCGTGAAGATGTACCTCTACCCGTCGAGCGACGCGCCCACCAAGTACTGGTACGGCCCGGCCTGGCTCGATGTCTCGATGGATCTCGGCGTCAACGGCGCGGCCACCCTCTCGGGCAGCTTCGCGGCGAATGGCTCCTGGGGCAACACCTTCTAGTCCATGTTCCGAGGACTGACCATCAGTGGGACGGCAGCCGAGGTGCGGTGGGGCTACCACCGCGCCGCTCGTCTGGAGTCCTACACCCTCACGGCGAACGGTGCGACAGGCACGGTGACGGCGACCGTCACCGAGGCCGACGCGTTCAAGTTGGCGCAGCCCGACCTGACGTTTCGCATCGTGCGCCAGAACGGGCCGGCGTGGAATTACCCGGTCCAGTCGCTGCACGTCGCAGATGGGACGCTCACCGCGAGCGTGTCGCTGCAGGAGTAAGGCAATGGGACGCAATCGCTTCGTGAAGCCGAACACCATTCGACTCGAGGTGTCCGGGGGTGACTGGATCGAGGTCAAGCGCGAACTGAACGCAGGGGAACATCGCCGCGTGTTCGGTCGCATGGTCAAGGAGATGCGCGCCGGACAGGGCGCCACGCTGGACCCAGAGAAGATCGGGCTGACCAAGCTCGCGGAGTACATCGTCGCGTGGTCGTTCGAGGATGACCGCGGCCGAGCGGTGGATGTGAGCGAAGCCGCGATCGACAACTTGGACAGCGAGACCTACCGCGAGATCCAGAAGCTGATCGACGCGCACGAAGACGCCGTCGAAGCGGAGATCGAGGCGCGAAAAAACGACCAGGCTGGCGAGAAGGCATCCTCTCCGATCTCGCCGTCTGCCGTTTCATGAAGGGGTGGCGCTACGAATGGGCAGGCGCACTGCCCCGTGACGTGTACGACGTGCTCGTCGAAGAGATGAAGCGCACCGTGAAGGAGTCGAACCACTAATGGCCGTGACCGCGCGATTCCTCGCCGACTTCAGCAGCTTCAACCAGGCTGTCGATAAGGCCGAGGCCAAGCTGACCGACTTCACTTCGGGCGCTGCTCGAGTGGAGAAGGCGCTGTCGCGCATGACGGACAGTTTTTCCGGCCGGCGTGTGCTGCAGGAAGCCACGCTGATGGAAAAGGCCGTGGAAGGCGTCGGCGGCGTAGCCAAGTTGACCGCTGACGATCTCAAGCGTGTGACGTCAACCACTGACGCCGCTATCGCCAAGCTCAAAGCTCTTGGCGCAGAAGTTCCGGCCAGCCTGCAAAAGCTATCCGACGAAGCAGCGAAGGCTGCGAGGGCATCGGAAGGCTTCGGAGACAAGCTGAAGACCGTCAACGGGCTGCTCGGCGGGCTGGGCGTCGGGCTGAGTGTCGGCGCGCTGGTGGGCTTTGGCAAGGCACTGCTGAACGATGCCGACGCGCTCACCAAGATGCGCGACCGCACGGGCATCAGCATCGAAGGGCTGCAGCGGCTCCAGGTGGCCGGCGACGACGCCGGGAACACCATCGACGAGATGAGCTCAGCGATCAACCAGTTCCAGAACCGGCTCGCCAGTGGTGACAAGTCGGCAGTCGGGGCACTCGACAAGCTCGGCGTGTCGCTCGAAGAGATCCAGCGGATGGCGCCGGATCAGCAGTTCATGGCGATCTCCGAGGCGTTGCGGAACGTCTCGGACCCGGCGCAGCAGGTCGCGCTGGCGATGGATCTGTTCGGCAAGACTGGCGCGCAGGTGCTGCCGACGCTGAAGCGCGGATTCGATGACGTCAAGGATGCCGCGGTCGGGATGTCCACCGAGACGGCCGAACGGCTGGATTCGCTCGGCGACTCGATGCAGGCGCTCGCGCGAAAGACGAAGGGCTACTCGGCCGAAGCGTTCGTGTCGCTGATGGACTTCGTGTCCAGCGCCGGTAGTTCCACGATCGCCAGCATCCAGAAGGACGTCCGAGAGACGGAAGCCCTGATCGCCCAACTGCAGGGCATGGCGCAGAAGGCGCAGGGGCCGGGCCTGTTCAACCAACAGGCGGCGACGTCCTTCGTGGCTTCCGAAGACGAGATTCGCCGGGCCATCGCCGCGAGTGAGAAGGCGGCGGCCGAGTCTGCCCGCGCGCACGAAAAGGCGGAGGCAGAGGCGAAGCGCCACGCGGCCGAATTGAAGGCACTCGCGGCGCGATGGAAGGAACTTCAGCAGGCGTCGCAGCCGTACGCCGACACGCTCGAGACCATCAACACCGGCACCCGCGAGACCATCCTGGCGCAGGCCGCGATGGGTGCTGACGTGCGCGGGCTGACGGATGCGTACGGGCTGACGGCCTCGCAGGCCGATGCGCTGTCTGAGGCGCTGAAGTTCAACGCGCTCATGGCACAGGCCGCCTCGGCCATGCACGGCAAGCTGGCAACGCAGGTCTACAACGTCGACACCGCGATCGAGAAGCTGCAGGGTCGGGCGCGCACGCGGATACCGGCGCTGGAGTCGGGGCCGAACGCGCAGCTTGCGGCGCTGCAGGTGGACGACCTCGGAAAGAAGATCGAAGGCGCCGCGCAGGCGTTCGGCATCCTGGCTCAGGTGTCAGGCGACACGTTTGGCGGGATGTCGCGTGAGATCGGGCTGATTGTGTCGCAGATGAACGCGCTGCAGCAGTCCGCGCAGGCGTTCGGCGTGGATCTGTCGAACGTGAACGCCGGGATCATTTCGCTCGGTCTCAACGTGATCGGGTATCTCGCCGCGGCGCAAGCCAAAGAAGACCAGGTGCGCGCCGCGATCGGGGCCATGACGCAGGACGCCATGCAGGCGTACGGCGAACAGGCGAGCCGGCTGATCGGGAACACGCTGACCACCGCGTATATCGATGCCATCAACCACGCGCACACACTCGCCGAAGCGCAGCGGGCCGTGAATGACCTTCTCGCAGCGATGGCGGCGCAGCAGGCGCTGATCAACGACGCGAACGCGGTCGTCGGGCCATCGCAAACGCAGCTTGAGGACGCGGCCACGCGTGCGCGGGAAATCCTCGACCTCGTCACGTCGGCGGGGCAGCGCGACAAGAACGGGAACTTCACGCCGGACTACACCGCCGAGCAGCAGGCGAAGGCGTACTACAACTGGCAGCGTGCGATGGCCGACGCCGGCAACGAAGCGGCGAAGGCATGGGTCGCCGCGCATGACGCCGCCGATAACGCGACCTCTAGCGCCAGCAAAGCGATCGACGAACTCCGTGCGAAGCGAGACGGCCTCGCGCAGTCGATTGCGAACGAAGCGCCAGAGGACGTGATGGGCGTCATTGAGGCGCAGATTCGCGGCCAGATCGATGCGCTCGACGCGCAGATGAAGGCGCAGCAGGACGCTGTCGACGCGAACGCCAGCCAGGCGACAGAAGCCGCGCAGACCATCGAAGACGAGTTCGGCGGCTGCTGGGGGCGCGTGGGCGACGACGGCAAGCGCACGGCCGATGAGATCAGCGACTACTTCGCCGATCTCGATGTCGTGGTCAAGGTTCGGTACGACTACTCCGGCGCAGGCGTACCGCCGCAGCCGAACCCCATTCCGATGGCGGCTGGCGGGACCGGCTACGTCACGAAGCCAACCCTGTTCCTAGCTGGTGAAGCTGGCCCCGAACAGTTCGCGTTCTCTGGTGCCAACAAGCGGTTCTCTGGTGCGACGAGCGCCAATGACCTCTCGGAACTCAAGGCGGAACTGGCCGCGCTCCGTCAGCAGCAGGCCGAAACGAATACGTACTTCCAATCGACGTTCGCGCGGGACATCGCGCGGGCGGTCATGGCGGCGAGGGCGACGGCGTGAGCGCCTACACCTACAC